TTTATCTTGACAGAATTTTTCTGTTTCATCAAGTAGCCATTGAAGATCATTTTCTTCTACATTATTAATATCACGAACAATTGCTACCGCACGCTTATGATCTTCTTCACCGAGTCCTGTTTGTTCTGATATGTCAAGTTCAAGTGCTTCCTTAGTTGGAAGAGAGTTATACTTTTGAACGAAACTTACGATTGATTTGAATACTATTTTTTCCGCAGAGTCTTGAAAATATTCCGGTTGAACAAACGGAATAACCTTTCTTAAATAGTTTTCATTAACCGAGAGATTCTTCAGGATAATTCGTTCCAGCATCTTCTATTTTACCTATTTTCCCTGCTGAGTTTCCTACAATATCATATAGAATAGCGGCTATCGTATCTTCTAATCCTTTTTGATTTTCAGTTATTTCAAAATCAATATTTGATGGATTATTCACGATAGTATATTGAAAAGATAATACACCTTCTTCATCATCTGTTATTCTATCAAGTTTAATGGTATTGTAATGAAAAGTCAAGTCTTTATATTTTCCATCAGAGATAACAATATCTTCATATTCTTGCGTTGAAGAGTTTTCTCCAAGAAATTTATAAAGTGGAAGCATAAGTTCCGCGTCAATCGTTCCCTTCATCGTCCTCTTCCTTTTCTTCAATACCTATCATTCCATATTTAAATTCTTTAGCACAACACTCTTCAAGCTTATTTAATAGATCATCAGTGAAATATTCTTCTGGATTTTCATTGATGGCTTTTCCAAAGACCTTTGATCCATCTGGCATTTCATATCGCGTTGATACTTTCTTAATGACGCCATACTTTTCTGCCAGATCAAGAAGCCCATAATGACGATCAAGGCCTGTTGTATAAGACAGTCTCACATCAACCATTTTATTTTCTTTTGTAAAACGGCTTTTCGTCATCTTACAATGAATGATATTTCCTACAACATCATTTCCGTCTCTATCTTTCTTCTTTGATAGAAAGATAATTTGTGATGCGGCATATTTTAGTCCACTACCACCACCCATTTCTTTTGTTGGAACATATGAGCCAATTACATCATAGACATGATTTGTAATCAGAAGCGGAACTCTTGCCTTTGCGAGTCTTAGATTTAATGCTCTAAATGTTGCCTTAAGCAACTGAGCCTTAGTCATGTCTCGCGTATCTTTACCTTCAGTGCTGTCTGTTAATTCTTTGATTGACGTTAGTTGGGCCAAAGAATCAAGAACAAGCATCATCGGCGGCCTATCCTTTTCATTTTCCTTAATATACTTATCAAGAACATTAAGAGCATGGCGTCTGAAATCTTGAATTGTTTCTGGTTCTACAATGATAACACGCTTAACATCAATTCCGCGAGACTCCATCATTTCACGAGTAACTGCGGCTTCTGTATCGTAATAAAATACAGCAGCGTTTTTATTGTCTTCTAAAAACTTTCTAACAAGACCTAAAACGAAGAATGTTTTACCTGTTGCTGCTTCTCCAGCAAATGCGGTAATCTTATTATTTGGAACACCACCGTAAATAGATCCACTAAGAACGGCATTTAGAATATAACTTCCTGTGTCAATCCATCCAGAGAATTCGGCTGAGTTTCCACCCTCGTCAGCAAAGTGTGTATTGTCGTCTTCAAGTTCTTTTACTAATGATTTAAAAAAGTTCATGATAACCTCCATTTCATAATCATATACTATATTATAATACTTTTATTGTCAATCATCTTCTGGTAGCTTTGATATTTTTATTTTTTTAGTTTTCCATTCTGATCCATCTGTGGTAACAGCACTTGAATTTTCTTCTAACCATTTCACAGCATCTCTACGCTCTTTCATTTTTTCTTGATTTGTATGATATTTGATATCTCTTGACGCTGAAATAATCAATAACACAGCTAATGGATCAATAACGAATACTAACATTAGAATCATAATTCTAACAGCACTATCTAATGTCTTTTCGTTTCCTTCTCCATATATTAATTCAGCGACATATCTAATAGGACCAACTTCATTCTTTAATCGTCTATTTTGTGATTCCAAAGGAAGCTTTTCTACTTGAAGTTTATCAATCTCTATCTGTGCGCTTTTTATTTCTCTGGAAATACTATCGCGTTCGGCTTTTTGTTTTGTTCTAATCGTAAGAGCAGTTTCAGCCCTATTTGAAGCATTAATAATCTTATCAATCGCGTTATCAAGTTGTGCTAATTGTTTTTCAGCACGATCTATTCGTAGTTTTTCTTTGCTTATCTGTTGATCAATTCTTTCTATCTTTGCAACAACATCTCCGCTTGGAGCAGTTTGATCTAAATGGGCTTTTGATAAAAATCCAAATATGCCAGCACTTGTTATAAGCATAAGAATACATAACGCAGTCACGAAATAAAATTTAAATATTTTACCGACATGCTCCCAGTTTCTATAAAGCCAGGAAGCTATGATTATCTTTCCTAACTCCAATGCTGCACCGAGAATTATGATTTCCCAGTAAGCTCCGGCAAATATTGCTGTAAGTCCTGTAATTGAATACCATGCGGCTACTCCAGACAGAAATATGCCTGTGAGTAGCACAAGCATCCGATCTAATTGTATTTTTTTCATTAGCCGCGTGTTATCTTTAATACCTTATCAAGCTGAAGCTGGACAGTCTCTCTTCTATTTGGCCAATGAATCCATTCTTTATCTGCGGTTTTTAACAGATTGTTTAAGAGAGGAACAATGATTGCTTCAAGCTGTCTAATCTTGTCTCTCATTTCATCTTCAGTAGCATTTGCTGCTACATTGTCCTGCATTCGAGCAAATTCAATAAGAACTTGATCTAACTTTTCATCAATTCTGTCAAACTTCTCTTCAATAGTAGAAGTATCAATAACAGGAGCTTCTACTGTTGGAGCTTTCTGCTTTGCCAACATATCCTTTTCGTCAACAGCAGAAAATCCAAAATCAAAACTTAAATACTCAGCTGGAACATTTGTCATGTAAAGAATTCCTCTAATGTATGGGTCTTTTTATCTTTCCATCCAATAACATTAAGAATGGACTTGAGAGGTTCAAGAAACGCCTTTTCAAATTGCGTTTCGTAATCAATATATTTCTCTAGACCAAATTGTTGTGGCAGAGTTGACAATGCGCTGATAACATAGTCTTGAATAGGATTAGGAAGTTTAAGATAGCAAAACTTTATCTTATCTCCGTCTCTTACCAATTCATATTTATTCAATAACTTTAATTCGGTAATTCTTTTATTATAGATTAGTGCGCCTCGAACATGAATAGGAATAGATTTTTTCTCTGTTTTATATTTTTCGATATTTTGAACCGTTCTTGGAAATGACACATCTTCAAAAGGCATTTCATAGAATTTAGTCTTAAATGCTGCGATATATTGCTGAAGATCCTCTTCTGTCTTCTGCATAACTATATTCAACGCCTCTGTAATAGCAGAGCGACAAGCAAAAGGAGTTGACGATTTAACAGCCTCAATTCCCATGATCTTCAGTTTGGGGCTGTTATATCTAATTCCTTCGCTATCATGAACATTTAGAATATATCTTTTCTTTGCTGTCCAAATGCCTTTGTCCGCGATAACTTCGCGTTTCATTATCATTTTTTGATCGTATGCTTCCATCCGAAGAGCAAGATCATTGTAAATTTCAGCAATAGTAGGTTCAATGCGCTCTTTAATAACCTTATCAAGGAACGTGACAATCTTTTCTGTTGAAACATCTTTTCGACCAAGATCACTTCCTGATTTCTCAAACACCATTCGTACAAGCTTATCAAGAGTGATATATAACGAATCCGTATCTGAAGCCAGAACATAGTCCTCCTTTTCCGTTTTCAAAAGCTTGTTAAGATATTCATTTATCTTATTTTCAGCCCATTTGATAGTAAGTTGGCCGCCGGCAGTAATTGCTGTTGCCAAATCAATATCAAAAAATCTAAAATATTCATTACCAAGTGCGCCATAGGCAGAATTTAACTGAATCTTTTTTGCCATCTGGAGATTATTGTACCGCGATATCTCCTTACTAAACATATACTTCTTATGCTTATCTTGTTCCTTTTCATAATTCTTTTTAGCGGCAATCATTCTATTTTTATACTCAACGCGATCTTTGTACATTCGCTCAATAATCTGCGGCAAGAATCCTTGTCTATCTTTTTTAAACAGACAACCATTAGCAGCGAGACAAACGTCCGAATCAACTTTTGGAATATTTCCATTTACGAGTTGTTCAATAGATACAGGAATTTTCTTATTTCTCTTTTCTTTATCTATAACTTCCGAAACAATAGTTTCGGGACTAATATTATATTGCATAATCAAAGAAGGATATAGGCTGTTCAAATCAAATGAGACAACCCAGTTATGCATTCCAATTTGTGGATCTTTTACATATGCGCCGATATATGATTCGTTCTTTTCTCCACCACCAGAAATAGGAACACAGATTTTATTATTAAGCAAATGATTATGAATGATTGTATCCCAAATTCTGACTTGCGTATAAACATCGCGTAGCTGAACCTTTGCATCATACGCAATTGCTAACGCAACATCAATCAATTTCATTTTGTCTTCAATGCGTTCTACAAGATCGGTATCTACAATATTGTAATCAATAAACTTTGAAAAATCATTCGTATAGAAATCATGCATATTGTCATATTCAGTATAACTGACTTTGCGTTCTCCTAGCTCGACAAATGCAATATGATCTAGTTTATAAGATTCTTGTTGTGAGTATGTAAACTTTTTATAAAGATCGAGATAGTCATAGGTTGTTACGCCAGAGATATCGTATTTTATACTCTCACGATAAAACTTTCCAACAACTTTGGATTCAATGATATTTTTCCAAGGAGAAAGTCTTAATGCGTCTTCTTTTGTAAGAACAGTTTCAATTCGCTTTATAAGATATGGAATATCGAAGAATGCAATGTTCCATCCAGATACAATATCAGGATAACTCTTAGCCCATAATGTTATGAATTTTGCAAGGAGATCCTTTTCATCAAAGCACTTATAATAAATTACATTGTCTTTGGTAGGATTATAATTTCCAAAACCAAAGACATGCATTGTGCCCTTGAATTTATATGCGATTGAAATTATTTCTTGATCGGCCTTTTCTACCGTTGAGAAGCCGTTTTTAGTAGATACCTCAATATCAATATACGCGATATTGATTTGATCCCTATCGTATAGAACTTCTTCTGGATATTGTTCATGAAGATAGGTATAGATAAATTTATCTAGTCCGTAAAGCTTGAAATTTGATATTTCTGAAAATTGTTTGATATAATCTTTAGCATCATGAATCGAATCAAATTTCAATTCATCTACATTTACTCCATCAATTGTTTTCCATTTTGATGGAGTTCTTGCGGGAACAAATAATCGTGGTTTATAAAAAACTTTTTCATTAAATGGTTGGCCATCTTCATAGCCGCGCACATGAATGTAGTTTCCGCGTTGTTGGAGATTTGTATAGAACTTCATATAAGAACTATACTAATTTATCCCAGAGAAGTCAATATGTTTGATGACGCTGCTATGATTCCAGAACCAAAAGATTTTTGATAAGCATTTGTAACTTCAATAACTGGATCATAAACAAACATAACATTTTCCGCTTTTAATGTTATCTCTTTTTTATCTGCCATTGGCACATAATCAACTAGGGCCATTTTTCCACGAGGATCCAAAAGAATAGCCGCTGGCTTTTGAATGACCAGCGGCGATCCTTGTGCCTGACTGCTAGTTAATGTTTGTGGCGCTTCTATTACTTTTCCAATAATTTCTTCGCCAGAAACAAGTTTAACAATCTTCACATTGCTCATTTATTTTCCTTTCACCATATTATGGATATCATTTCTTGTGATACCTATATCGCGTAATTCAGTATCAGTAAGTTTATTTAATTCATACATTGATCTATATTGATGCCTGAATTCAATGTATCCATCGACAAAATTAAGTATCTTATTATATATCTTTGTTCCTAGTGAACTGACATAACTTGACATTTCTTTACTCCTAAAAAAAATAAAAGAGAACGGTAGGGGACATTGCATCCCCTACCTTATTGCAGATGAGAATGCGATTGATTAATCCTTGATATCAATCTTCTTTGGCTTCTTATCTTCCGGAATGAAATTCTCTAAGAAGATTTTTAGAATGCCATTTACCATCTCCGCATTCTTAATCTCTACGGTGTCCGCGAGGCTAAACGACCGAGTGAATGCGCGTTCTGCAATTCCCTTCCAGAAATAAAAAGAATTGTCCTCTTCTTGGTTCTTGGTTGAACCAGAGACGATAAGCTTCCCGTTATCAAGAGTAAGTTCAATATCTGTCTTGGAAAATCCAGCGACAGCCATTTCGATAACATACTTGTTATCTGCGACCTTCTTGATATTGTAGGGAGGAAATCCAGCCGACTTTACCGAGTCAAGCTGCATATTAAGATCCTTAAACATACGATCAAATCCTACTGAAAATGAATCGAAAAGCTTTGGATCAAATAGTTTCATTGCTGTTGTAACCATGTTGTGTTACCTCCTGTTTAAGCAAGGTTGATTATGTTAATGTAACCCTAAAAGGCGTTACATTCTTATTTATACGATATTCCGTATAAAATGTCAAGCAGTTTTCTTTTTACCGATATTATATTTTGCTTCTAATTTCCAATCATTCTTTTCTTTAAAAGCAATGATCTTAATTTGATTTAATGGAGCAACCGGTTCTGTTGCTTGGTCTTTATTGACAAGCTTGATAAGTTCCCATTGTGCTAGAAGATTGGCGATTGTATTTCTCCGAGCCTTATCATTGTCCGAAAAGTTGGTTTCTTTTCCATCGAGCGCAAATAGTTCCTTAAAATGAACTATGAAATATCGGCCCTGTTTATGAAGGATATGACAAGACTGATATAGTGTCTTGTCCTTTTTTGATGCTACGCCTATTCTTGTAAGCGTTTCACGGACTTTTAGAAAGTCGTTTTCATTATTAAGCCTAACTTCCACCATATTATTGATGACGCTATTATTATTCATTTTTTATCACTCCACCAAATTTTGACACTAGTTTGTCTAGTTGTTCTTTTGTTAATATTGTAATCGCTTCTTCTGCTCGCTTACGGCTGTAGTCATAATATACCATAATAGCGTTTAGATAACGATCTCGCTCTTTATCATCCTCTGGTTTAGACCACTTCTTAAACGGTCTTTTGTATTTCCGTATACTATTTAGTAAAAAGTCATACTGCATTTTCTTTGCAGCATGACCCTTTACATTCAT